CAATTGACCTGTGTCATAAAGACCACGATCACATAATTCATCGCAATCTGTTGTAAAAATAATTTCTTCTAAATCTTGTTCTAAAAAATTCATTTCATAAAAAAAGCCTCGTACCGATTAGATGTGTGGAAGACCATCTAACCAGCCGAGGCATAAGTTCTTAAACATAACAGCTTCCACCCTGTTGTTTGCTCTACAAATATACTAAATATTTTCTAAAATCCTGTATCTGTGAAAAGGTGTGTAATCGTGTCCGTGTTTGGCTTGATCATCATCAAGGGTTGTACCTGCCGCAATCACTTTTGAAAAGCTGTCAGCCGGTTGAATACTACTCACTTCAATGTCATCAATAGAGCTGCCATCGTGCCACACTTCCTCAAGGAAATAATCACAGCATACATCAAAGAAATCCTTTGGCGTTTTGCAATGTCCATTGACTGTGCCTCGAATGGTTACCCCTGATGATAATGAAAGCCTAACGGTTGCTTTGTACACCATACCCTAAATCTTCCTTTACTTTCTGTTGTTTGTTCAACTTCTCCAGGTACTTCTTACCTCTGAATTGTGGTCGCTCCATTTGAAGCTTACGTCTGATTCTCGTGATAGTCTGTGCATCGGTCAACTTGCCGAATGTGTACTCACGTTTGAAATCGTCAAAGGTTTCTATTCTGATACCTTCGTCTGACATTTGCATTGTCCAATAATAGGCAGTAAGCATTCGGTCATCGTCTTTGGTTTCTGGGTGCTTCAGTAGAACTGCAGCAACCCTTTGCTGAATCATGTTGTTCATTTGTTACCTCCGTATGTTTTTTTATTTTTAGATTGCTTTAATTCTTTGATAGCATAATCAATTGCTATACCTAATTCAATAGGGCTTTGCATCTCTGTTTTTGGTGGTACGTTTTGATCACGTCTCCATTCTTGATGCTTTTCAAGTATTTCAATAATCTTTTCTAATTTCATTTCTCTTTGGTGTTCAATAGATTCTAAAATGTTTACAATATAAGATTCGTCAGAATCTAAAAGATAGTGATACTTGTCAGCCATTTTTATGGCTTGTCTTACTTGTTCTTCTGTGTATAGTTTCATTTCTTGAATCTCCTTCTGTAAAGTGGTTCAACATACGGCTTTTCAGATTCGTTGGCTTGACGCTCAACTTCATCCTCAAGCTTCTTAAATTCTCTGACTTCGTCGCATATTTTCAAATAAGCTAAATAGCAAATCAGCATGATTAATGCGATTGGTAAAACTAAAATTACTGGTATACTCATAATCTTTATTTAATAAATTTACGCATCCTTTGAAACTCATTTATCATCGATACAGTAGATAAATCTAAATCAAGCACTGGGCATTGTTGCAACTCCCAACCTTCTTCACTTAACCATTTATTTTGTTGATTCAATTGAAATGAGTGACCATTGGTAAGCTCCACAATTGGGAAATTGCCATCAATAAAATTTCTAACCTTGGCAGTTTGAACTACCTGACCACCGAAGAATCTATCAGTGAGGAAAAATACTATCTCGTTTTCTTTCATAATGCTTCAAAGATAAAAACTTTTTTTAATTCGCCAAAATATTTTGCAATAATTCCCAAGCATTTTCTAATTTTTCATTGAGTTCAAACTCAACTTCGTGGCGTTCAATCTCTGCAATGTGTAACTGCTTTGCTTCTGGCATTCGTGGATCACAAGAAACAAAGTAGCCATAGTCTAGGTCAGTTGCTAACATTCCAAGTTGCATCTGCCAATAATACTCTGGGTGTATTTGCTTAAGGCTATCCGCATCATAGATGTTGAAGTTCTTTAAATGGATGCCACTATTGTAAGGGCATTTTATTTCAAGGATAGCATCTTCACTCAAGCCGTCTGGGGAATAACCACTGTACTCACCATAAGGAATAAATACATAGGTTTCTCCTCCGTAGTATGTCCACTCCTGAAAGTTCTGCTGATTGAAATTAAAAAATGCATATTGCTCATGTGCTATACCCCAATCAAGAGCATCGCCATAAACAGGCTTAGAGTTGCCGGTCAATATCTCAGCAGCTCTTTCATAGACAAATGTTTCTGCCGTCTTTGAAAGGGGAGAACCTGATCGGCTGCTCCCCATTAACTTGTGTACTACTGAAGCCGTAAAACGATTGGCTCTTGCTTTGAGCCATTCCTCTTGACTTTGTGTCATCGTAACTTCCATCCGTTCTGCATTAGTCATTTCGTTGCTGTCAACACCTCCTCGTGCTTTTTAGATATAACAAACTTATCCTTAATATCTTGGATGTTGCCACCGCTTTGGATGTGCTTCAATGCTTTCTGCCACATTGGATGTTGTGGAGTGATTGTTTCCTTTACTGTTTTAACCTGATGACCACTTGCACTATTGCCGTCATCATCTGCCTGGTTAAGATTGAAGATAGATGCCAGGGCATAACGACGAGCATAGGTCAAAGCAGATCCGTACTGCTGAGGATTGTTAGCATCTCGCATTCTTAAGAGCTGTTCAGATTGCATCCATTCTCCTGATTCAACGTGATAAATCTTGGTGACCAATACGTCATCGTGTGGGTGCTGAGTAATTAGAAGCCCTAACTCCTGACATACCGGGTTGATGGTTGTCAGAATACTGGACAAATCCGCATAGCTGGAGTGGAAATGGTCATTCTTGGCTGTCTTTTTTACAGCGTTTACTTTGCCTTGGAACTCAAAGAGAGCTTTCACAAGGTTGTTTGTTTCGTTACTTGTTTTCATTTTCTATTAGTTTGATTTTGGTTGGTTTTAAATCGTGGTAGTACATCAAGTCATTGATAACGTCATGACGCTCAATGTCATTGTACAAAAGAAAGTCAGTGGTAAATGATGCACCTTCCTCATCAACGTGTCTATACACATGGTCAGAATACTCATCCTGATAGTGAGCCATAATCATTGACTCAATTTCCTCACGATCAAAGATTAACGTGACAAAATACTGCTCAACAACAACATCTTTGTCCTCAACTAAAATAGTGATCATTGCTGCACCTCCTCGTTTTCGATGTCCTCAAGGGCAGCCTTTAAAACTAACAGAGCCTTGTCTGAAATGACGTTCCCTTCAATGTACTTTTTAACGGTGGGCATAGATACCCCCGTTTCTTCGCTCACACGCTTGATGATGCCGTGGCGTTTCTTTAACTTAATAAGTTTGACAATTTCTTGTATTTCCATACGGCAAATATAAAAATATTTTACCGAATGAAAAAACTTTTTTAATTATGGACTGCCTAAAGTGTCGGCAATGTATCTCCCAATTCTCTGAGCGAGTGTTTGGGTTGTGACTTGTTTTAAAGATGGTGTCACGAATGGTTGAGCCTTTGTTCCCTTCTGTCCAATCTTCCTGGCGATAACGTAAGCGAGTGACTTTGTTGCTGCTATCCTATCAGGTGACTGAGCAATCTTTTGTTGTACAGGTCGTTTATTTTGAATCCACTCGTAAATGTTTTTAATCGGTGGCATTTTACCGGCTCTCCTTCCATCCTCTACATACTGCCAGTAATCCTCCATTAAGATGGTCAATCTGATGTTGTCAGCACTTGCTTGTTTGATTTGTGGCTCAATAGACTGAGATAATGAACTTGAAGCATTTGTCTTGTTGGATCTCAATCGGTTCTGCATCTGAGCAATAAGCTCGTTGCCCCAATTCTGGACAATACGCAAAATACCGTCATCTGCTGACGGGTTAAAATCTGAATACTCTTTCCCTATGCTCTCAAGAGAATCAGCCATTTATTTTAGTTAATGCATAGTTGTGAAAATCTTTTAATCTGCTGATCCATCCACGACCAAAATGCTTAAACGAAGATAGACCTCTCAAGAAGTTAACTCTGTGGTCGTAACTCTTTAGGTAGATGTAGTCCTCTCCTTTCATGATTATAAGGCGATTTAAGGCACTTAATGTCTGCTTGCCTACCTTTCCATCCACTGCTATTGAGAAACCCTCTGAGACAATAAATTTCTGTAATTGCTTTGCAGCTCCGTAAACACCAGAACCCCACGCAAAATCTGCCCAAAACTCAGCGATAAGATCGGATTCAATATCATCTGCTTTTATACCTTCCCAATAAAGTTTGTAGATAGACTTCCAATCTTCGTGAGTCATCTCATAAAAACGCTTTACTGATTCTTCTGAATC